TTTCTGCCCCGTCTGCTGGGCTGTTCAGGCTGTGCCGGTGCTTCTTCATTGCCCTTGGGTTCAGGCTGATCAGCGGCCTTCTGGCCGTTCACCGTGGCATAGAATTCTTCAATAGCATCCCAAGTCAGGGGGATCTGGGTCTTGCCATGGCCGGTGATACGGCCACCACCAAAGACAACGGCATCAGACTTGAAAGACAGGTACCGGCCATCATCTTCCACCAGCACACGGCACACAATGTCCACCATGCCGGCAATCTTATTGGCAATCTTGTCCTGAATGTTGGGCTTGATGGCCGTGATCTTGTCACCGGTTCGCTTGGTGATGTCCTTGGACATGTCTTCATGGCTGATCAGAATGATGTTGTAGGGCAGATTCATCAGCCGTCTGATGGTGGACAGGAATTCAGTTCTGACCTTATCCCATGCACGGAAGCTGTCATCAGATTCATGGGTGATGCCCATCTGCTTGTACATGTACAGTCTGCAAGATTCATAGGTGTCTTCCAGCAGGTCAACCAGAATGGTTTCAAAGTCGGAACCGGCTTCCAGATCATTGATGGCTTCCTTGAAGACTTCCCATGCCAGCTTCTTCTGACGGCCTTCCATGGTGTCCTTGATGGGCAGTCTGGCCATTGTGACGGCCTTCACATTGCCGTCCGTGTTCAGGTTCAGGGGGATGGGGGCACCGTCACAGACAGTGGTCTTTCCACTGAAGGGTGCACCATAGATCCACATTTTCTTGTGCTGGCTGAAGTTCACCGGCACACGCTCAATACTCGGTAATGCCATATCGTTCATATCTCCTTCATGACAGAAATTTTTATAATCACACCAGTCACACAGTCTGGTGGGATTCTTGGGGAATTCATCACAGGTCAGAATGGCCTGTGTCAGTTCCAGATGGTCAATGACCTTCTGGGGGTCATAGGTGACAGATTCCACATGGATCTGCACCTGATTCAGTTCTTCCAGCAACCGCTGACGGAACTGGAACAGATCTTCAGTTTTCTTCTGACGGATCTGCACCTTGGGAATGAAGACAAAGAACATTTTCCGGATTTTCTTGCCGGGATTCTTCTTCATCCAGTAATAGGCATACAGATGAAGCTGTCTGGAATCCATGTACTTGTTCCGGTTCTTGGGGTTGATGTACTTGAAGTCATACAGATCATGCCAGCCATGATATTTCCCTTTGGGGCAATGACCACTATTGCATGATTCACAATTTTCCCAACCACCGGGACACCGTTCACAGATGTCATCTGCTTCTTCCATGGACAGATCTTCAGGCTTCAGTGGAACCAGAAGATCCAGTGTGCCAATGAAGTTGGTGTCCACCACCTGCACTTCATGGATGCCTTCCGGGATAACTTCCTTCACCTTGGGGATCAGGTACCGCAGTTTGATTTCTTCATCAACATGCAGATCCGTGATGATGGGATAGGTGTCAAAATATTCCCGGATGGCCGTGTCCACATCCGTTTCAATGCCCCGGTGAAGGGCAGTGCCGATGATCAAGGCATTGGCCGGATCCGTATTGGGAAGGGTCTTCAGACCGTCCACATACTGGCACTTATACCGGAAGGGGCACTGTTCAAAGGTGGACACAGTTGAATAGCCAAGTCTGGAATGGCTCACTTTTTGACACCATCCTTCTGCTGGGGCTTCTGGTTGCCCTGAATGGGCTTCCACTTGCTGATGATCATGCCCACCACATAGGTGATGCACAGGATCAGAATAATCTGCACGGAATCACTCATTTTTTCCATCCCCTTTCCAAACCACAATATGTGGCAATGTTTGCCCATTCCATGGGATTGCACTTGATATATTTGATCAGCTTCTGAAACTTATCAAAATCCTTGGGGAATAACACCATGCCGATGCATCCGGCTTCATCAATCTGATTCAGCTTCTGGATCTGAAGTTCAGATGGCCTTCCATCAGGTGCCTTCAGTTCCGCTTCAATGCTGATGCTGTTCACCACAATGTGCATGTCCGGCATCCCGGCCTTGATGTACTTACCACCGCCCCACCGCTTTTCCCAATAGCCACAGGGGGGAACGGTCATGTCCTGCACTGGGGTTCCCAGTGCATAGATCCCTTCAGATTCCAGCCATTTCTTCAGCTTTTCTTCAAAGGATTTTTCAGCGGCCATGGTCACTTCTTCCTTCCAATGAAGCAGATTGTGATCAAGGTCATACAGATGATCAGGGTGATCTGAACAGCAGGTGTCATTCTTCATCACCCCAATCATCATTGGCATAGATTTCAAAGTAATCTACACCGGTTTCACCGGTATCTTCAAACCGCTGGCCATTGGGCAATTCATACTTCACCCGTCTTGCCTGTTCCACAATGATGTTGCCTTCACCCTGATCAACACCAGTGTCACTTCCAAGCCGGACTTCCAATTCATCCGGAACACCTTCCAGTGCCTTCTTCAGTTCACCAACCGTCAAAGACTTGCCCATCACTTGCCACCACCAATCTGCCACTTGCTGAGGTCCATGGTCAGGTTCACAGCAACCAAGCTCATCAGCACATCCATCATGTGGCGGTTGCGGTCTTTGCCGTATTCATCGGCCAGTGCCAGAATCTTGTCAGTGAAGTCACGGCAAACTTCAGCCACCGCTTCACCCAGATCTTTCTTGACCGGGGACTTGGGTTCTTCCTTGCACTGGTGCACAACAATGATTTTTTTCATATTGACCTTCCTTTCATTTACTTCAGGGTGACACGGACGGATGCAGACACATCAGAAATCTTGGTGTACTGCTGGGCAATGTCCGGGTAATCCTTCTTCAGACGGGCACTGTCAATGCTGGATCTGGTGGTGGGTGCCACATAGGTCATCTTGATCAGGTCATTTTCAAAAGACTTGACCCCATAGATTTCCATGGCTTCCACCAGCTTCTGCTTCAGCTGTTTTTCCTGATCTTCCAGCTGTTTCTTCATCTTGATCAGGGTGGTGATCTTGCCGATGGTGTCAGGGACAGCGGAGTGGAATGCCGTCATTTCCGCGGTGATGACTTCTGCATCAGAACAGTTCTGAATGTCACCACCACAGGCTTCACACCGGTTGCCACAGTTGTTCTTGAAGCCACAGGTGCCACAGCAGATGTCCAGTTCATGGGGACATTCTGCATTTTCAATCTTGCACTTGATAATCATGGTGTTTTCCTTCCTTTTTGATATATTTCAGTGAAAAGATCATCCGTGAAGTCTTTTCTTTCCTGAAGTGTTTGGTGGATCATTTCTTCCACAGACCCTTCACAGGTCATGATCCAATAGAAACATGGTCTGTTCTGACCAATCCGGTGGATCCGTGCCTTGGACTGTTCAAATAGATCAGACCTTTCCGGCAATGTGAAATAGATGATCTTGTTGGCCTTCTGAAGATTCAGACCCATGGCACCGGCCTGATACTGGATGAAGGTCACACTGTTGTCATGGTTTTCATATTCTTCCAAGGTCTTGCGGAATCCGTTGACCACACTGCACGGCCTTCCCCATGACATTGCTATGGCCATCAGGTGGTTCAGTTCTTCAGTGAAGTTGTAGAATACAATCAGCCGGTCATTGGTGGACTGGATCAGTTCCTTGAATGCTTCCAGCTTGGCCGGACTGTACATGCCACACAGCTGTCTGGCATACAGCCGCTTGGTGAAGATCTGGTCACCAATTAGTTCAGATCCATCCGGCATCTGGACATATCCGGTCTTGATGAACTTCCGGTATTCCTTGGATGTGGGAACCGCCACCGTGGTGAAGGTCTGACCCGGCAGGTCAAAGACTTCTTCAGTCTTCATGAACACTGCACCATGATCCCGGAACTTCTGCTTCAACCGTTCTACATTCTTGTAGGGGTTGTCCATGTCCACAATCCTGTGGAAGAATCCATCAGATTCAACCGTCTTCCAGTTCACATATTGCCGGTTGTACAGATCTTCTGAAATGTTCCAACCCAGCAGATGTGCCTGTGTCCACAGGTTTTCATACTTGCCGGCGGTGGGTGTACCTGACAGCAAGATCACATTCTTGGGATGCAGTGCCAAGATGAACTTGGTCTGTTTGGCCTTCCGGTTTTGGATCAGGGAAGATTCATCCAGCATCAGAGTGAAATCCTTCAGCTTCAGCAGATCCTTCCTTCTCCATGCCAGTTCATAGTTGATGACTGCCACCCTTGGGGAAAACAGGTCAGCATGTTTGAAGAAGTTTTCAAAGTCCTTCTTCTTGGTCATGTCATAGACAAATACCGTGTAGTGGGTTTTGAAATGATTCACCCAGTCATTGACCTTGGACTTCTGGCAGATCACCAGATTCACCGGGTTGCCGTAACTGGCCATCTTTTCAGATCCACCAAAGGTCTTGCCCAGACCCATGTCCCAATATAGGGCACAGTTGGGATGGCCTTCAGTCAGCTTCAGGCCATCAACCTGATGGGGAAATAACTTCATACCATTTCCCCCTTGGGGATCACCTTGGTGGTGCTGTCAAAATGTCGATGCACCAACACCATTTCAGTGGGGGTGTCCTTCACTACCAACCACATGGTGGAATCCAGCTTCCACTTCTGCATCAGCTTCCGCTGTTCCACCGTGGGCTTCTTGCCGTGTTTCAATATTCACTTCACCTTCTTCAATAGATTGGCCGCTTGATTATGTATGGACTTCATACGGGCTGACCGTTCTTCAGGGGTCAGATCCGGAATATAAACCCGTGCAATCATGCCGGGGAATTCAAAAGTCCTGACTTCCTTGTATGTATCTGGGGTTTTCATCCACATCACCTCAATGATGCCTATGCTGGGATTGCTTGTCCTGATGCAGGTGCATGTCATGCACCATCTGCCGCAAAAAAAATGGACTGCCTTTCCTTCAGACTGGTGATCTTCAGTTCATCACACAGGGTCTGAATCTGACTGGCCTTGAATTCAGCCTTATTGATGCAACAGTTGCGGAATCCGGCCATAGAAAGTCCAACCTTTTCGGCCAAGAAGGTCTTCTTCAGACCAGACTGGGCAATCTTTTCTTCCAGTAATGCAGTATTGGTCATCCGTTTCACCACCTTTCTGGTGTTTTAAGATGATCCAAGCGGTTGGTCTTAGCATAGCCCGTCCGGGATTACACCCGGTCATTGCACTCCGCAAGGTTCACCGTCCGGTGTTGCCCTACTTCGGCAGTGTTGATCAATTTACTGGGGTGAATTCTTATTTTAGCCCGTCTTGGATTGCCGCTTGGATCATCTGTCCGGTGCATATCATGCACCTGACAAAACCTATTATAGCGGCCTTTCAGAAAAAGTCAATAGGTATTTTAAAAAAATTAAACATATTTCTTGATTTTCATGCACCAGCTTACTATAATGATGGGGAAAGGTGGTGCATGACATGTCCATTGGTCAAAAAATCAAACAACGCAGGACGGAACTTGGGTGGTCACAACGGGAACTGTCTGACCGCATGGGGTACAACAACCATTCCACCATCACCCGGATTGAATCCGGCAAGGTGGATGTCCCACAGTCCCGGATTGTCAAGTTCAGTGAAGTCTTGGGTGTATCTATTGCGTATCTAATGGGTTGGGATAAACAGATTCAAATAGAAATAAAAGAAGATCCTATAAATCTGGCTGAATTGCATTTTGAAATGATTGCAGACAAGGACTTGACGGAAATATATGAAGATCTGAAGTTTTTGGATGCCGGTCAGCGGAAGATTGTGAAGGATCTGGTGCACAGCTTGGCAGAAACTAAAAAAGCGGAAGTCTAATGACTTCCGAACAGCTTCTTTATAAATGTGAGTATGTATAACAGTTGACTTTCTTCCAGTGTGTTGATGAATTGTGTGATTTCTTTGATGTGTTTTTCCTTCATGGGGATCATCCTTTCATCCGGGGCAGAACAACCGAACAGGTGTTCTACTGCATTATAACAATAGGGGGAATTGTCTGACAATCAGAAAATACTGGAAAGGGGGTGGTGCTTTCCATCGTACCGTGTCGAACACCAAAGAAAAGGAAGTGATGTGAATGTATCTTCAGGCAATGCCAAAACTGACACCGGAAGAAGTCCTTGACTACTTGCGGAAGTCCCAGTCAGATGATCCACTGCTGACTGTGGAAGAAGTTCTGGAAAAACATGAAGCCATTCTGGATGAATGGGCAGAAAAACACCTTGGTGGAAAAGTCCCGGAAGAAAACAAATACCGGGAAGTGGTTTCCGGTGAAACATTGAAAGACAGACCGGAAATCAACCTTGTCTTGCGTAGGATTGAATCACCAAAAATCAAGGCCATCAAAATAGTAGAACCACAGCGGTTGACCCGTGGGGATCTGGAAGACATTGGCCGCTTGATGAAGCTGTTGAAGCACACCAACACCTTGGTCATCACACCAACCCACATTTATGACTTGCGTGATGAATATGACTGGGATGCTTTTGAACGGGAACTGAAACGGGGAAATGACTATCTTGAATATTACAAGAAGATCCAAGCCCGTGGAAGGTTGCTGTCAGTCAGCCAAGGAAACTATCTGGGCACCTATGCCCCATACGGATTCAAGAAGATCACTGTGATGGACGGGAAGCGGAAATGTCCCACACTGGAAGAAGATCCTGAAACAGCAGATGTTGTCCGGATGATCTTTGACATGTATGTGAACAAAGACATGGGGTGTCAGCGGATCTGCAACTATCTGGACAGTATGAAGATCAAACCACCCAAGGGGGAATATTGGTCATCAGCGGCAATGCAGGACATGCTGGAAAACATCCACTACATTGGGAAGGTTCGCTGGAACTTCCGGAAGACCGTGACCATAGTGGAAGACGGTGAAATTATCAAAACCAGACCCACTGCCAAGATTGGGGAATATCTGATCTATGAAGGCAGACATGAAGGGATCATCCCTGAAGAACTG